AAAAATTAGTTATATATTTGGTGAAAATAGAATAGATGAAACTTTATTTTTTAAAAATGATGCTTTAGTTAAAGTTGTTGGTGAGAATTATATTTCGGGACTATTAACAAAACAAACCATAATGTTTTTAAAAGATTATGTTTATCCTGTTTTTATATTAAATGGTAAACCAATGATAAATACATCTATTACAGATGTTAATGATGTTATGTTAGGTCTTAGAGAAGATATTCTTATATTAGATAAATATTTTAAAAAATGAATTTAATAAATAAAACTGTAAGATTAAATCCAGAAAGTGAAGTTAGTAAAGATCTACCATCTTCACTAATATTCGGTAAAGTTAGAAATATAGTGGAAACTGTTGGTAAATTTCATATTGAATTCACAAATGGTTATTTTAACTGGTATCATTTTGAAGATATTATTATTGAAGAATCATTTCCTGAAGAAATTCTTTGTATTACTGATCAATATTTATATGAATAAACAAGAAGCCTTGAATAAAATAGATGAAAATCTTTTTAAAGAAAGAGATGAATGGTTTTTATCTATTCTTAAAGATCTTAAAATAGGAAAACTTAGACTAGATTGTATTATTTGGGTTAATTCAAATGATGAATGGATGTTTAAGGATTATAAAGATGGTGATATTAGAGTATCATATTATAGAATTTGGGATATTTTAGGAACAAAATATAAGATGAAATATTTTGAAATTCGAGAATATATAAAATATCAATTATTGAAGCATCTTAATTGGAAAGTAACACCTCTTTCTTCTAATATTGCGGATTATCGTGAATTTTATTATGAATATAAAATAAATATATGAATTACTATGGAACAGATTTAGATTGTGCAGGACATTTCTTCTGGAAATTAGAAGAAGATGTTATTCATAGTAGAAAATCAAATTTTGATGATTTTCCTTTTAATCCAGAAACATTACCATTACAACAAAAAAAAGGATTTTATAATAGAAATGGATTTGTTGGTTTTTATAATATTGGGGGTTATTCAATTTGTGCTATTGAAGGAAGTTGTTATGATAAAAGACCTGGTTCAAGATCAATATTTTTTATAAAAGAACAATTAACTAATGATCAATTAGTAGAAAGAATTATGTCAATTCCTATAGCAGAAAAAATAATTAACCAAATGCCATTTAATATTAAATTTAAATAAAAATGATAACATTTGTTCCTGCTGATATAACTATTTGGGTTAATACCCCACATTCAGAAGAAGTATCAAAAATAACAGGTGAAAAACATGGTGTAGCTAAAGTATTATATATACAACAAATAAGAGGAGATAATGACACATGGTGTTGTGCACATCAATATTCAGGTATGATAAAACATTATGATACATTACATTTAAACTTAGCAATGAGTTTTAGAGATGAAATTAATTTGAAAAACAATCAACCCATATTTCCTGTAGGATTATAAATTTAAACATATGTATACATCACGATATTTTCTAAAAAATTATTTGAGAACTGTAAAAAATGGAAAACCAAATAAAAGAGCATTTCTACTGTTATTAAAAATAATAATTTTAGAATTTAAATGTTTTTTTAAATATGGTTCTTCTATTGATAAAATAGATAAATAAATATGAATTGTTTATCTACGGATATTATTCAAAAAATGGTTTGTCAGATGGAAGTTTTAAAATTTAATTTACCATGTGAAAATGTTAAATATCTTTTTTCTGATTGGGAAATTGATGTTTTATCAATGAATAAAAATGATTATTTAATAGAATATGAAATAAAAATAACTCGTTCAGATTTCAAAGCAGATTCAAAAAAGAAAAAATGGGAATGGTATGAAAAACGAGTTGAAACAATGATTTCAAATTATTTCTATTATGTATGTCCAAAAGACTTAATTAAAGAAAATGAAATACCAGTTTTCGCAGGATTAATATATGTAACACAAAGTGGTATTGAAATAATAAAAAAAGCACAATTACTTCATAAGAAAAAACATGATAGAAATAAATTACTATCTAAATTTTGTAGAATTATGACCGAAAGAAGTTATTTGGGTAGTTGTCGTTTAACATATGAAAATAATAAAAACTAGGTAATTTCAATTTTATTTGAATAACCATGAATTATCTTGATATGGATTACCTGTTTTTCCTCTTTGTTGTTTTATTATATCTTGATATTTTTCTTGATTAGCAGGTAAATTTTTAGGATTTATCCAAGCATCTAATAATTTTTTACTCCTATCAGAAGATTCTTGTACAATCTTCATACTAGAAGATAATACATGTAACGCTAATGCAACTGACATGATAATATCATCATGTGTTGATCTTCTATGATCAGCAACCCTATTTGGACTATCTACAGATAAAAAATTCTTTAACTCAGATATTAATCTTGTAGATCTTACAATGATTTCATTGGAACGAAATACCCTTTCAAGTTCCATTAACATAAGCCCTCTATTAGTACCTATTATAAATCCAGGTACATCATCTTCATTTTTTATGAATTGATCAAACTGTGATTTTATTTCACTTTGTCTTATTTTTGAATAGTGAACGTTTTTGTAACCATACTCAAGTATTTTTTGCATGGTTGGGACTCCATACGAGCCTGTTACATCAACTATACAATATGCATCGTTGTATTTTATGGCATAGTGATAACCAATCTCTCCTAGGATCTCTGGTGGGATTTTACCGTTATATTCAGCAACTTGTTCTACACCGTTTTCAAGTATTTTTAAAATGTTTATAGCACTATTATCTTCTCCCCTACCACTTGAAACATCAATAGATATTATATATTTCTGATCTGGAATAGGATCTTCCCAAACCCAAAAATTTCTATCAATATATTCATATCTAATAGGTTCTTGTACATTTATTTTTTCTTGTTCTTGTAAATATTTTTCATCAATAAAATTATTACCAGATCCGAGAAATGAAAGTTGAAGTTCTTGTGCAATTTTTTTTCTATCCCAATTAAATCCTTTACATGTTTCTATAAACCAATCTGATTCTGGATTATATCCTTTTTTAATAAGATCTTTATATATTTTTGGGTCTGTTGTTTCAATAACATCTATTCCTTGATTTTTAAGATCTTTTAATTCTTGTAAAGTTTTAGGTGTTCTTGTATCAATAGTATTATAACCCTTAACCCATCTTAACCCAACATTATATCTTTCATCATCATACCATTGTATTTCAACATATTTAAATTTATTTGTTTTATTTTTTGCACCCTCAACAGTGGGGTAGTAGAAGCTATCTAGCGAATTTGGTGTAGATATCATTATACACGATCCACCACCTATTAATGATCCTGAAGCTGCTTGCCAGAACTGTTGACCAAATTCAAAAAATCCACATTCATCAATTACAGCTAGATTTACTGAATATCCTCTAAGTCCTTGTTTACCAGCGGCTAACGCTTTTAAATGACAACCATTTCCTTTAAAAATTTTATAATAATCACTATCTTTATCGTATAATATAAATTTACCCTTTTCATCATTTTTACCTGGTTGCATCCATTCTGGAATACCCTCAATAAATGTTACCACTTTTACAAGTAATTCTTCTTTTGCTAGACCTAATTTATTGGCTATTAATGCAATTTTTAAATTCTCAGAAAATACTATTTTATGTGCCGTATATGCACACGTCAAAGTGGTCACCGCAGCCTGTCTATATTTACTTATGCATACAAATGATTCTTTTTGATATGTTTCAACAACTTTTTTTTGATTATTAGTTATTTTTAATGGTATATAAACACCATCTCCAAGCATTTTATTTTCAACTTTTAAATACGTTTCTGCCCAATATTCGAAATCTAACGCACATTTAATATATTCCCGTTGTTGTTCTTTATTCACCTAAATATCCATTCAATATTTTTTCAATGTTATGTTTTTCGGTATATGGAATTCTTAATAGATTTATATTATTATTTAAACAATATTCATTTTTTATATTATCTCTAAGTTTTACAGTTTCAAAATTTCTAAATATCGTGGGTTGTTTTTTATAATATTCTTCAAAATGAAATTCACCATCATATTCTATTAGTAAATTTTTTGAAGGAATAAAAAAATCAAATCTTAATGGTAATATATTAATACAATCTGGAAATGTATATTGTTCATTATAAAAAATATTATTGGTTTTTAAATATTTTTTTATTATACCCTCTCCTTTTGAAGTTTTACATCCAGAACAACCAATTTTATCATAAAGAATACTTGACACTCTAACAGCATATTCCTTTTTACAATTTTCACAAATAAAAACAGCCTTATCTTCAATTTTTGTATATGTTTCTTTAATTATTCTTAAACTTGAATTTTCGTTTAAAAATTTTATTATTTGTTCTATTTTTATGGTTTGTAGTCTTCCACTTTTTGCACGACCACATTTAGAACATCCATATCCAAATAATAAATCATTTGGTGTTATTTTAAAATTTCCATGACGTATACATTTTACAATCGATTTAATCTGATTGCCATTATATATAAATTCATTAAATTTTAAATATTCTAAAATATTTAATCTTTTTATAAATAATTTTTTTAAAAAAAATTCAGTTGTTAGATTTTTAGATTTTTTTAAAACACATACAGGACAACCACATCCTTCTCTCTCGATAAGATGTCTGGCTGTTACATTAAAAGATATTTTACAATTATTACATTTTAGAATAATTTTATTATTAGCACCAGTATAAATAACATCAGAATAATCATATATACTTCCGTATATTTTTTTGATTTTTTCTTTGAAATTTTCTCTTTTTTTTTCGGTAATAGATCTACGTGTAGCAGCACACTTACTACACCCAACTCCCCTCATATGACATTGTGCTCTTTGAACAAAATCACCATGTCCGTTTATAGGACAGGTGATTATAATTTTTTCATCTTTATTTTTATATATTGATTTACTATAATCATATTTATCTCCATGAAATTTTTTAGATCTTTCAATAAAACTTTCATTTGTTATTCTTTTTCCCATATT